GCGCAGCCCTCTTTCTGGAGTGGTTACCAGGGAGAGACCACGCTGGTATGGGGACCAACTGGACCTATATCAGTAGCTGTTCCTTTGCAAGCTTTGCTTGCTGTATCAGGAGAAGTACCTGATGTTACACTAGTCCAACTTCCATTTTATGAAAGGAGGAACTCCAATGCGAAAGCAGAAGAGTAGAGTGAACACAGTGATACTGAACTCGATGCCACTGAACCGTAAGGTAAAGAGGTATTGGATCAGCAAGTATGAGAGAATTGCTCTGAATTGTGGTACGGAAGAAGCTTGTAAGAAATTCAAGCAACTTCGAGTTGCCTTGTTAAATTACAAAGCAGATCCCTACCGCAAATCCAACCAGGATAAGCACTTAAGTCAGTGCGGCTTTCGTGTGAATGGTATGTTACGAGCCTTATTTCAGACTTGTGACTGCCAGCCTCAAACGGTTTTCAATTTTCTCAAGATCTATACCGCGCCTACTAATGACCGAAAGGAAATTAGTAAGGTAAGGAAAGAGACCCAAAGAAGATTGGAGCTTGTTAAGGCCAATCCCTCACATCCGAAGTATCTGGACATGTGGTTAGCTACCCTTTGGGAAAGCCCCCGGTCCTCCTACAACAAGTGTGTGAGTAACAAAAGTCACCCACTTCACCATGCTGCTTCCTCACACTCTTTTGAGGAGTGGAAGGGGTATTGGTTCAAGTGGAGAAATACTTTAAGAAACGGTTGGAAGTCTGGGCAGCACCTGGACTATAAACAGGTCTTTCCAGAAGTCTATAAAGACTACAGAACTACCGATGATGCTAGCAGCTCTTATGAGTCTGACTTTGCTAATTTGGTGGCAATGCATTTCCCGGAATATGCTTATGCATTTAACGGGCTTGGCGGCCTTAGTGACGAGGACGTCGAGTTTATAGACCGATTTCTGGATGAAGCTGTGTCTGCTGAACTTCAGCAGATTCGCAATTCCTCCGATGATGGAGTCATCCGTCATTGGGTCGGTGACGACCCCTTTAGGGGTTTAGCTGTCGGGGAGGTCCAGCACCTTCCTAAGAAGGGCGGTGGTACCGACTATAGAGATATAGCCGTTCCCAACAGATTCATTCAGGCAGCCTTGGAGCCTGTAGCAGGTAAGCTTTACCACTTACTTCGCAAGCTTCCAAAAGATGCTACGTTCGACCAATCCAAATTTGACACAATACTTGTTAATCGTGTCACTAACGATAACTTGTATCAGGGCTCTGTTGACTTGTCTAAAGCAACAGACAATCTTCCACGAGAGTGGGGGATCGCTATAGTAGAGAGCATTATTGCTCACTGCGACCTCAGCCCGGAGGAAAGACTTCTTCGGAAGATCTTTGGCAATGAGTCAGTCAAAGACCGGTTGGAAGAAAGTGCAGAGCATTCTTGGACACTGTTCAAGCATGTTTCTGGCGCGAATTGGATCGACGAAGAATATGTGGATCACTGGAGGGTTGGCCAGCCGCTCGGTTCTCTGCCGAGCTTCGCACTGCTGGGGATCACTCACAACCTCTACGTAGAGGCAATGGGATGTTCATTGGGACTTCTTCATAGTCCGTATGTAATCCTTGGAGATGACCTAGTTATCTTCAATGCTAAGCTTCGGAAGAAGTACATCAGAGAAATGAATTCCCGTTCAATACCTCTTTCTTTACAGAAAAGCTACGAAGG